GGTTGAAATGCAGTTTCGTTCTATCGTGTCGCTGGCCTGTGCAGTCAGCCTTTTTACCGGCAGCGCTCTTGCCAGCGCGGTCTATGCCCGCCGGGTGGATGAACTCACCATGGAGAGGGATATTTACGCCAGCCGGGAAGAAAACTGGATGAACAAGGCCGTGGAGCGCAAGGAAACCATTGAGCAGTTGCAGACCGAGGTTGAGCAGCTCACGGACACCATTGCCGCAGATCAGAGCATTGCCCTTACATACGCAGGGGAGTTTCACTGCACAGCCTACTGCTCCGAGGAATACCCGCATATCTGCGGGGAGGGGCAGGGCATCACTTCCAGCGGCGCAAAGGTTCAGCCGGGCGTGACGGTGGCCGCAGACACCAGCATCTTTCCCTATGGCACGGTCATTCTGATTGAGGGCGTAGGGATGAGAGTGGTACAGGATACCGGATCGCTCATCAAGGAAAATGCCTTAGATGTGGCCGTAGGCACTCATGCGGAAGCGATTGCGTGGTCTGGCTGGGGTTCTCACAAGGTCTGGATTGTGACGGGAGGTGAGACGGATGCCGCTGAATGAGTACGGCGAAAAGCTGGATTCCAACGGTTATGCGCCCAGCATCCTGCATGATAAGCCGGTCTGCCTGATCTGCGGGCGGTATGGTACAGCACGGCATGAGGTGTACTTCGGGAGTGCCTACCGGGCAAAGAGCAAGCGTCTGGGCCTGTGGGTGACGCTTTGCCCGTGGTGCCATCAGAACGGCCCGACCGCCATCCACAACAACCATGATGCTGATCTTCGGCTGAAGCGCTGGGCGCAGAAAAAGGCTATGGAACACTATGGCTGGCCGGAAGCCCGGTTTATTCAGGAATTTGGGAGGTCGTATTTATGAGTGAAAAATGCCCGATTATTGCCATTGATCCGGGCAACAGGCAGAGTGCCTACTGCGTTATTGACTGCAACACCTTGAAGCCGCTGGAGTTCGGCAAGGTCGATAACGAAGAATTGCGCAACAAACTGGTTTTTGCCAATGAACAGGGATGGCAGTGGGCGGTCATTGAAATGGTGGCTTCCTACGGCATGGCCGTGGGCAGGGAAGTTTTTGATACCGTCCTCTGGATTGGGCGTTTCTATGAAGCATTGTCCATCCAGATGGCGCAGAAGCCGCGGCTTCTCTGCCGCATCGAAGAAAAAAGGCACATTTGCCATGACAGCCGGGCAAATGACCCGGCCATCCGGCGGGCGCTGATTGACCGTTTTGCAACCCACGATTTGAAAAACGGAAAAGGCACCAGCAAAAACCCAGATTTCTTTTATGGCTTCAAGGCGGACATCTGGGCGGCATACGCCGTCGGCCTGACCGCCATCGAAAACCACAACAACGATTACAAAATTTCATCTGATTGCTGAAAGGAGTACATACCATGAGCGAAATTTCCAACTACGAGGCCCAGAAGAAAAAGCTGCAGGGCCTGTGCGATGAGCACAACTTCACGTTCCGCTTCTTCAAGGACCGCTATCCCATCACGCTGGTGATCACCCCCATCAATGACGTTGCCACCCAGATGGATATGCTGGGCAATGTGGAAGAAACCGGCTATTGCAGTCAGGATTCTTCTATGTGCTGGTACTTTGAGAACAGCGAGCTGAAGACCAAGGTCAAGGGTACGTTCAGCATCGACAAGGTTCTCCGCACCAAGATTGAGAACATCCTGCTGAAGATGATCTCTTTCTGGCAGCAGTACTTCTTCCGTGACCTGATGGAGAACGGCAAACTCCGCAACTTCGGCGTGCCGGTGCCTGATGTGCCGGATTCCAATTCTCAGCGGGACTCTCAGCAGGATACCAAGCAGGATGCCCCGCAGGACGACCTCGACGATGAACCGTCCGATGACTCCGCTGAGGACGACACGGAGGAATAACCAATGGCAAAGGCAACGGCAGTGCGAAACATCCGTGATGACCACCAGAAGAACTTCCTAAAAATCTTCAATAGCCTGACTGGAAAGCACAGCCGCTGGGAGATTTGGGAGGACTTCGTCACCCTGACGGCCATCGAGATCTCGAACAGCACGGACAAGGTAAATGCCCCAGAGCGCACCAAGATGTATCAGACCATCGTTTCCAAATACTCCGCCAAGGAGCGGGAGGGCATGGCTGAAATGCTGGGTGAGGTAATCATGGGCATGGAGCAGAATCCTGACCAAGACTTCCTCGGTTCGCTGTACATGATGTGCGAGTTGGGCAACGACCACGCCGGGCAGTTCTTCACTCCCTACGATGTGTGCCGCTGCATGGCCGAGATTACGTTCGACCCGAAGCTGCACCCGGATATGGAGGGATTCATCTCGGTATCTGACCCGGCCTGCGGTGCTGGGGCCACGCTGCTTGCCTTTTTGAACGTCTGCAAAAGACGGAATATATGCTACCACAACAAAGTCCTTGTCATAGCCCAAGACATTGACTTCATCGTTGGGCTGATGTGCTACATCCAGTGCAGCTTCATGGGCTGCGCTGGATATGTAGTCATCGGTGACACAATCGTGAACCCGGCAACGGCCTACGACAGCCGCGGATTGCTGCCCGCAGGACCACAAAACCGCATCTGGTATATGCCGCTTTTCTCAACCGATGTGTGGTATATGCGGCGGCAGATAGCCAAGATGAATCTGCTGATGAAACCGAAAGATCAGCCCGCTAAAATCGAAAAGCCGGAAATTAAGCCAGAAAATTTGCAAAAATCTATCAAAAATGAGCCGAAAGCCCCGGAAAATGAGCCTCTTAATGAAACCAAGACCGGGCAGCTCACATTTTTCTGAAACCATGGAGGAAAATAAATCATGGCAGAGATCACGAACATTGCGTGCAGGAGACTGCATCCGCACCCTGACAACCCCCGCAAGGAACTGGGGGATTTGACGGAACTTGCCGCCAGCATCAAAGAGAACGGCATCTTCCAGAACCTGACCGTTATCCCCGGCCACTACCTCAACAGCCGGGAGTACATTGCGAAGTGCGTTGACGAGGGCGGGGATGCCGCAGCAGCAGCGGCAGCATGGACACCCAAGGCTGTGTGGTCCAGCGAGGACTACACCATCATCATCGGCCACCGCCGGGCCGCGGCCGCACAACAGGCAGGATTGTTTGAAGTGCCCTGCGTGGTCGTGGAAATGGACGAAAGGGAACAGCTGCAAACCATGATGATTGAGAACATGCAGCGTAGTGACCTGACTACCTATGAGCAGGCGCAGGGCTTCCAGCTGATGCTGGATCTGGGCGACACGGTAGAGCAGGTGGCATCCAAGTCTGGCTTCTCCCAGTCCACCATCCGCCGCAGGGTGAAGCTTCTTTCTCTTGACCGGGATGCGTTCCGCCGGGCAGAACTTCGCGGCGCCACTCTTTCGGACTACGCAGAGCTGGATAAGATTGAGAGCGTTGAGGACAAAAATAAGGCGCTGGAAGCTCTTGGCACTCAGAACTTCCGCCGGGTGATGCAGGAAGTTCTGGAAAATCAGAAGTGGGAACACCGCAAGGCTGAATGGATTGCAGACCTCAAGAAATTTGCAATCGAAGACCCGAATGCTACTTATCAGACCCACGAACACGTTACCGGGTACAGCAAGTGGAACATCACCAAAGATGTTGTTGTGCCGGAAGATGCAGATCATGTCCAGTATTTCTACAAGGTGAGTAGTGGGCAGATTGATTTGTACAAGACCCGTGATGTGGCCGCAGAGGATGCCGAAAAGGCAAAGCGGGATGCAGCCCGCGAGGAAGAGCGCATGATTGGGGAAAGTTTCCATAACATCACGGAACTTATGTTCAACCTCCGCCGTGAATTCGTGGTGGAACTGGCTCCTACCGATTGCAAAAAGGGATTCCCGGCCATTGCCCGCTACATGGCCTGTGCCGCAGACGATAATTTTGATTTAGACCTGACGCTGATTGGAAACATCCTCGGTGTGGAGCTGTCGCAGGAATTTGTGGACAGTTCCGGCAAGGACTGGTACAAAATTCTGGATGAAGATGGGGTCTACGGCACGATGCCGGAAAAGGTGCTGCTGGCGCTTGCCTATTCTTCGATGGACAGCAGCTATTGCGGTTACTGGAGTAAGGACTGGAATGTTGAGCGCCAGAAATATGTGTACTCTTATCGGGAAAATCCGACACTGGATGCCACCTATGAAATGCTGACGGCGCTGGGGTATGAGATCAGCGACGATGAGCAGGCATTGAGGGACGGCACCCACAAGATTTTCCGGGAGTACGGCTCTGATGAAAAGAAGTGGTCGGAGTGCGACTACTGCAAGGCGGCACACCCGAACTGTGATAAGTGCTGCAAAGCCTGTGATGAACCTTGCAATGCCGTTCAGGACTGCAAGAAAAATGAAGAAAGGACTGAAAACGATGAATGAGAAAACTATGGGGGCTATCCCTGTTTCTGCACTGGAGCGTCTGGAGCAGAGCGCTGTGAAGCTGAGCCTGATTACTTTTTGCCTGCGTCACGAGGAACTCAAGGCCGCACCTGATGCGGCGGAGATCCACAGCATCAAATCTGACCTGAGCCGGGCATTGCGGGAGGTCAGCGCCAATGCCGCCGCCTGTGCTCTGACCGGCGGCATCCCGGAAAAGGCAAAGGCAAGCCCCCCTGCGGGGGCAGAGCCTAAGCGTGTCCAGCGGAAAGATATTCCCAAGGGCACGGCCTACGGTGTCCTGCGCCTGCGCTGCCCGAAATGCGGGGATGTGTTTGGCCGGTTCCTGCGGGAACCCAGCGCCAGTGTGACCTGCCGTTGCGGCGGGGAAGTTCAGCTGGACAACCTGACACGGTATGAGTTCACCTGCCCCTGCTGTGACTTTGAAGCCCGCGGCCGCACAAATCTGGAAGACCCCGAAATCACGGTGCCCTGCAAGTGCGGCAACCCGGTCACGATGAAGTGGGACCGAAACAAGCGTATGTACCATGAATGAGGGCGGGAACAATGACATTTGTGGGTGCCGCTGTTGGAGCCGCCGGAGGAAGAAAAGCAATGAAAGAAAAAACCATCACGGTTTCGCATGAAGTGTCACCGGAATATGGAAAATGCAGTTTCGGTGGGGACTTTTGGGGAGAAGAAGTGTGCAAGTACCACGCACTTCGTACCCAGACACACGGAAATAAGGAACCGCCGGAATACAGAAAACCCAAGTGCCTGTTGTTCAACTGCTGGCTCGAAGAACCCTACAAGAAGTGTGAAGCATGCAGAAAAGCGTGCAGAGAGGAGAACGAAAAGTGAAAGCTGTCCTTATCAGCATCAAGCCCAAGTGGTGTGACCTGATCCGGCGGGGGCGCAAGACGGTTGAGATCCGCAAGACCTGCCCGAAGCTGGAAGTGCCGTTCAAGGTTTATATCTATGAGACCATGGATGGTGGTCGTGGGAGCGGCCTTGTTTTCGGTGAGTTCGTCTGCACCGGCTTTGATGTGTTCAGGCCGATCGGCAAGGGCATCAGCATCAAGCGCTTCCCGGCATTGTATGAAAGCTGCCTGACCCTTGATGAAATCGTAAAGTATGCGCAGGGTGAGCCTGTATACGGCTGGCAGATCTCTCAGCTGAAGCTCTACGAGGAGCCGTTCAAGCTGGAGGATTTCTCCCGGCATGGTTTCTGCGGTATGAACGGGACTGGTGTTTGCGGCAATGCAGACTGCGAGAACTATCAGCCGTCCGACAACTATATGGAGCCGCCTACCTGTGCAATCAACGGCTGCACCCTGTATGAAGCGCCGCAGAGCTGGTGCTATGTTGAAGAAATGGGGTGTTCGGAATGAAGTGGATTCAGATTGCCGATGTCATAAAGTGGATTGCTGTGTGCGTTGCAATCTCCATTTCCGTTTATGTGACAGGGGATGGGAGATACCTCTGGTTTCTTCTCATCCCTGTGTTCCTGATTTAAGCGGGGTGATGGCAATATGAGAGATTGCTCTGTATGCAAGGCAAGGACATACTGCTGGGAAGCAGTTGAACCCGGTTCCATCATGTGCGGTATCAACCTGATGCAGCATGGCGGAATGAAAAGTGAACCTGAAGCGCCGCGGTCGATAAGCGTGAATCTGAGTCCGACCTATTGTGCATACTGCGGGAAGCCGCTGAAAATCATTGGAACAGAGCGTTTCTGTGACAATGTTAAGTGCTTCAACCGATTTCAGAATATATAAAGGGGGAATGCCTGATGTCAAGTTTTCAAAAAGATGTCCAGCTCCTCACTGATTTGCAGGAGCTGATCTCCGATGCAGAGCGCACCGCCAATATGCCGGGGTATGCGGGGGCTGTGTTCAATGCAATCTCCCCGGCGCTGAAAGCGGCCATGCCGGCAGCACAGAAGAAAGCCCGGCGGCAGATCGATGTGCTGACCCGCGCCAAAAAACGACTGATGGAGCTGATGGAGGAACCGCAGAAATGACCAACGGTGACTTTATCCGCTCCATGTCGGATGCAGACATCCGGGAGAACTTCACCCAGTTGCTCTGTGAATTCGTCCAGCGGAAGCAGACGAGCCGTTGTAGAAGCAGGGAACATTGCTTCCACTGCATCAAGGACTGGCTGAAAGAAGAAAGCGTGGCGCTTAGGAGGGCCGATGATGACACTGAATGAGATTCGCAAGCTCCGGGGGATGACCCTCAGCGAGTTTAGCCGGCAGTCAGGACTGTCCCCGCATACTGCGCGGAACCTGATGGGCTACCGGGAACTCTACGGCAACCCTCGGCTGGACACAATGGTGGATGCGGCGCGGGCGCTGAATGCGGTCGTGACGATCTCCCCCAAGGGCGTGACGATCCGCGCCAGAAAGGAAAGCGCATGACTCCTATTCCGTTCCGTGAGCAGAACATCACCTATAACCCGCCGGAGGGCATGGAAGACAAGTGCGACGCGCTTCCGGCTTTCCGGGGCGAGGGACAGGTGATCTCCTGCTGGCATCTTACATTATGGGAGCGCATCAAGCTCCTGCTGACCGGGCGGCTGTGGTTCTCGGTGATCGGCAATGGACAGCCGCCTATCTGGCTGGGCGTGGATTGCCCGTTCATTCGTAAATAATCCGACCGCAAGACCTGTATTTTTGCCGTAAAATGTGCTAAAATAATTAGGTAGCACCTCTACAAATTGGAGGCCGCGCACATATTACTGGAGGTCAGGTATGACGGTGCAAGAGCTGTCCAGATACTTAACGCTTCGAAAGCAGATTGATGAGGACAAAGAAATCTACGAGAACATGTGCCAGAAGATGGGACCAGCATCCCCGTCACTGTCAGGAATGCCCCATACTCCCGGTGTTCGTGATAAGGTTGGTGATCTGGCCGCAGACCTGGCAGACTTGGATGCCGGCATCAAAGAGCTTGAAGCCGAAGCCGAAAGGGTACTTCCAGCAATAGAAGAATTCTGTGTGTCGATTTCAGACCCACGGATGCGCCTGATTTTCAGGCTCCGTTTCGTGCGGTGCCGCTCATGGGCAGAGATTGCAGGAACACTCGGAAGGTACTATACCGAAGCCGGAGTGTGCAAGATGGCATATAATTACCTCAAAAAGATAGCCTGAATTAAATTCAAAAGGCCGCTGTCTCAGTATGAAAATGCTGATTCAGCGGCTTTTTCTTTTGCTTGCCTGCCACGGGTGGAAAGCGTAGTTTGTCAGATGACTTCCAATGGTTTCTGATGGGTTCTAATGACTTCCAATCGGTACGAATGCTTTCCAATGCTTTCTGATGACGCAAGGCGCAAGGCATGGTATTATTATGCTACAAAATCCTAAACAAAGCCGGGCGGTGCAGATCATCTGATGTGCGCCGCCATTTTTATGGAAAGGAGGATTTTTCCGCCCCGCGTTGCTCCTTTGCGCGGGAAATCGTGCTTCCAGTCATCCCCGGTTCGCCGCCGGGGCTGTCTGGAAGCAGGTCATCATAAGGAGCAATTCATGGAAATCAGAAAAGTACCTATCAGCCTGCTCAATGCAGCACCCTACAATCCGAGAAAGGATTTGCAGCCCGGCGACCCGGAATATCAGAAGATTGCCCGGTCAATCGAAAAGTACGGCTGTGTTGAGCCTATCATCTGGAATGAGAAGACTGGCAACGTGATTGGTGGCCACCAGCGCTTGAAAGTGCTGGCGGCGACCGGCGCGGTGGAAGTGGATGTCAGTGTGGTGCAGCTGTCCCTTGAGGATGAAAAGGCCCTGAATCTGGCGCTGAACAAAATCAGCGGCCAGTGGGACAATGAAAAGCTGTCTGCCGTCCTGCAGGATCTTTCTGCCGGCTTCGATGTTGAGGTGACAGGCTTCGACCAGCATGAGGTTGACGCACTGGTTGCATCCTTTGCGGAGAGCGGCCATGAGTACGAGCTTCCCGGCTCTGAACCCTATATCAATAATTTCTTTGATTCCGGGGTTCAGGCAAAGCCCAAGGCCGAGGAACCCGCGGCCGCCCCTGCACCGGAAGTCCCGGCACAGGATGCAGAGATGCACCCAAACGCTGCACCCGCACTCCATGAGGTGCAGGCAGTCCAGCCCGGCGGGAAAAAAACCGTCATTGTGCCTAATTTGTCTGAACAGGATGCAACCACCCTCGTGGACGTTCTCAAGGACATGGGCTTTGCGTACCGTCTGGAGGATGCGGCATGACACAGTATGTGATATGCGCACTTCAGATGGAGGGCTTTCACTGCTGGCCGGAGGCTGATGGGGAACTCGCATATCTCAAAAACTCACACCGTCATATCTTTTTTATTACGGCAGAGTTTCCAGTTCACAATGCAAACCGTGAAATAGAAATCATCAGCCAACAGAATGCAATCAAGCGCTATCTTCTCTCCAAGTATGGGGATGAGGATGGCGCTTGTCATTTTGGGCGGCGCTCCTGTGAGGACATCGCCGCTGAAATTCTGAACCAGTTTGAAAACTCCACATCCTGCACCGTCCTTGAAGATGGGTTTGGGGGTGCGCGAGTTGTTCGATAACAACATCAAAGTGCATTTTGCCGGGAGCGACGGCGGAGAGATATTCTACGCCGCTCTGCTGGCAGCACAAACCAAATACCGGCTGTTTTCCTGTTACAAGTACATTCTCAAGTGCCGCCCGGATGATGATTTCCGGCTCCCGGCAGACCATGTGATCCGTGTGCAGGATACAGTCAACCGCCATGTGATACAGGATAGCGGCCTGTTCACGCTGATGTTCGGCGCCGGGAAAGGGCAGACGCAGACGTTGGAAAGCCTGACCGAGTGGCAGGACAAGCTCATAGCATTCGTGCAGCAGAACAATCTCCGATGCACCTGTGTCGAGCTGGACTGCCAGAAAGTGCTGGGCGTGAGGGAAGCGTGGTACTTCCGGGAGCGGATGAAGAAGCTGCTGGATAACCCCCAAATCAACGTATTCCATTTTGAGGATGGGATGCGGGGACTGGACAGCATGATAGATTTCAGCGACTACATAGCCCTGAGCATCCCGGAGCTGCGCATCATAAAGCCGAAGACGTTCCGGGAGGACACCCGCTATCTGACCCACTACATCAAAAACCGCAAACCTGAGATCGACATCCACCTTTTGGGATGCACCGATGTGAAGATGATCGCACAGAACAGCTTCTGTACCTCCGCAGACAGCACCAGCTGGCTATCCGGGGTTAAATACGGCTGGTTCGATGATGGAAACCAAAAGGCACATATCAATCAGTTCCGAAAAGACCTCATAGAACAGCGGCTATCCGCGGTGAGGACCATTACAGAGGGTAGGGGGCTGGAGCTGACAGATAAAACGCTTCTCTATGGAGCGAGAGCCAGCCTGTGCGCCACCATCTGCAAACAGAAATATACACGAGCCGTAGGCTCACAAGAATAGGAGCAAAAATGAAAAAGACAAACGAGAACTTGGTGATCCTGATTACGTTGTTTGCAATCAGCATTGTCATTGCCAACGTGACCGGCGCACGCACCATTACCACCGGCCTGCATATCGGCCCCATCGAGCTGGCCTTGAGCGGCGGTGCCATCACCTACGCCGTCACATTTCTCTGCACAGACATCATCGGCGAGATTTGGGGCAAGGCAACAGCCCAGCGCGTGGTGAAGTATGGCTTCATCGGCCAGATTTTTGCCACCGCCTGCATTATGATCACCGGCGTTTTTCCTGCGACGGATGCCGTCATGGACAATGCTTATCAAACCCTGCTGGGGCAGAACTGGATTTTCGTCATCGGCAGTCTGTCCGCATACCTCGTTTCCCAGTCGTGGGATGTGGCCGTGTTCCATGCAATCCGTGACCGCTACATTGCCAAGCATGGCAGTACCAAGGGTGGCCGCTGGCTCTGGAATAACGGCAGCACCATCACGAGCCAGATTTGGGACACGGTGATCTATGCGGTCATCAGTTTCGGCTTCGGTCTGGGTTGGGTGCATACCCATGAGGGCCGGATGCAGCTTATCGGTATTATCATCGGGCAGTATCTTCTGAAAGCCTGTCTGGCGCTGTTGGATACTCCTTTTTTCTATTTCTTCACGAGAAATGCAGACCGCCGCTGACGGCATCGTGTAGCGTGCGCTCTGTGTTCCGCCTGCCAGTTTGAGCAGAAACAAACAAAGGAGGATGGTGACTATGTAGATGGACAAGCGGGATAAAGGCTACACCCTGTATAAAAAAGGTCTGTCCTGCACCGAGATTTCCAAGAAGTTGGACGTGTCTATCAACACAGTAAAGTCATGGCGCAAGCGCTACTGGACGCAGGGTGCAGATGCACCCGCAAAACGCACCCTGCACCCAGAGGATGCACCCGCCGCACCTGACCCTGAAACAAGACCAAAGCAGGGCGCGCCGCCGGGTAATGTCAATGCCGTTGGAGCAGGTGCGCCCAAGGGAAACCGCAACGCCGTCAAGCATGGCGGTTGGTCTGAACTGATGTTCCGAAGCTGGACAGAGGAACACCGTCAGCTGTTGGATGCCTGTGACGAAGATGTGGATGCAGAAGAACTGCTCATAAATGAGCTGAAATTGCTGACCGCCCGCGAGGGCTATCTGCTGGAACGTATCTCCCACTATTCTCAAGAGGGAGCCTATGTTCAGACGCAGACCACATCCAAGAGAAGCAGGAATTTCAAGCGGCTGGATGGTGACACTGAAAAGGAAAAGAACGATTTGCAGTCCTATGTGGAAGCCATTGATGCCAAAGTAGCCGCCGGGGAGCGTTTGCCGGGCAATGAAACCCTGACAAATTCCACTCTGGAAGCGTCCTACCTCATCATAGAGCGCTTGAACAAGCTCCTGACCGATGTGCAGCGGCAGAAAGCCCAGTGCATCAAACAGCTGGCTGAACTGCGCAATATGAGCGGCGGCGGAAAGAGCGAACTGGTTGACGACTGGGTAGCAGCCATTCAGGCCGCAGAGGAGATGGACGATGACGCGCCGTGAGTTTTTCCAAAGAAGAATACCGCGGTACCGCAAAGACCCGCTCCTTTTTTTCAAGGAAGTGACTCACTTTGAGCCGGATCCATGGCAGCGGGAGGCGGCTGTGGCGGTATCACAGCATCGGCGTGTTGCCATCCGTTCCGGGCAGGGCGTGGGCAAAACAGCATTGGAAGCCAATCTTATGTGGTGGTTCATTGCCTGTTTTTCCTACCCGCGCATCGTCTGCACCGCACCCACGATGCAACAGTTGGACAACGTCCTGTGGGCAGAAATGGCAAAGTGGCTGGACGCAAGCCCGGTGCTTCAAATGATGTTCACATGGACGAAGACCCGCGTATACATGAACGGCTATGACCGCCGCTGGTTTGCCGTCCCGCGTACAGCCACAAAGCCTGAGTCCCTGCAGGGCTTCCACGAAGACAATATGCTTTTCGTGGTGGACGAAGCATCCGGTGTTGCTGACCCCATCCTTGATGCCATCGGCGGCACCCTGACCGGTGCCAACAACAGGCTTCTCTACTGCGGGAACCCCACAAAGGCGACCGGCGGCTTTGCTGAGAGCTTCCAAGGGGACGGCATGGACTGGTACTGCATGACGGTATCAAGCCGGGACAGCCCCCGCACCAGCAAGGAAAACATAGCTGCCCTCGAAAAGAAGTACGGCAAAAATTCCAATGTGGTGCGCGTCCGTGTGGATGGCCTGCCGCCGGTCGCGGACAGTGATGTGTTCATACCCAGCTACATTGCGGAAAAGGCCACCATGAATGAGCCGCTTCCGCATGACAGCCCGGTGCGACTCTCCATCGGCTGTGACGTTGCCCGCTTTGGTGATGACTGCACTGTCATTGCCCCCAACATAGATGCTGACGTTCAGGAACTGAAAATTCGGAACGGACAAGATCTGTGGGAAACGGCAGAGGACATCATCTTTGAGTATCTTTTCCTGCTGGAGAAGTACCCGCAGTACCCCGGCATGGTCTATGCCATCATTGATGATACCGGTCTGGGCGGCGGCGTGACCGATATTCTGCGCCATGAAAGGGAAGCCAGAGGGCTGAACCAGCTTGAGGTTATCCCGGTGAACTTCGGTGCATCCGTGCCGCAGGAGGATGCCGCTGCCAACTATGCCGACATATCCACATGGATGTGGTCACTGGTTCGTGACATGGCACAGAGCGGGCGGCTGCACCTGCCCAATGATACAGAACTGATCGCCCAGCTTTCCACGCGAAAGTACGCTTTTGCCGGAACACCGCCGAAGCTGAAGCTGGAGAGCAAGGACATTATGAAGCGGCGCGGCCTGCCCAGCCCTGACCGGGCGGATGCCGTGGCGCTGTCCCTGTATCAGCCCGTCACCTACACATGGGAAATCGGATAGGAGGAAACAACAGAAACATGGCAGTATTTGGATTCGGACGGCGCAATGCCGTTGGGCGGCAGTACAATGGCGGGAACGTCAGCGTTATGCTGCCCCGGTACACTACGCCGCCTGAGCGCAATACGCGGGACTGGCTGGAAATGTTTGGCCGCAACCCGCGTTTGGCGGTTGTGGATCGCATTGCTTCCGACCTGTCCACCTGCGCCGGTAAGCTGTACCGCAAGGATGAAAACGGGGAAGAAGTGGAAATCACGGACCATCCCTTTTTGAATTTCATGGCGCATCCGAACCCCCTCTATGAAATGACTTCGGGTGCGTGCTGGCGGTTGCAGCAGATCTATCTGGAACTCAAGGGCGAGGGCTACTTCGTCTATGAATTTGATGCCCTCGGTCGTCCGGTGGAGCTGTGGCCGCTCCCTACACATTGGGTGCAGCAGACCCCCTATGTGGGCTACCCCTACTATGAAATCAGAACGACCGGCGGACTCATCCGGCAAATCCCGGTGGACGATATTTTCTGCATGAAAGAACTGAACCCGCTTGACCCCTACAAAAGAGGTCTCGGTGCGGCAGAGTCCCTTGCAGATGAGATCGAGACGGACGAGTACGCGGCAAAATTCCAGAAGAAGTTCTTCTACAACGATGCCACTCCGACCACGCTGATCTCGATGCCGGGAAGCAGTAAGGATCAGCGTGACCGTTTCAGATCTGAATGGAATGAGCGCTTCCGGGGGCCGTTCAACTCCCACGGCATTGCCACGGTGGACGGCAACGTGACCGTGACAAAGCTGGCCGAGAACATGCGCGACATGGATATGACGGAGGGGCGAAGGTTCCTCCGGGATGCCGTGCTTGAGCATTTTGGTGTTCCGCGTGAAATCATGGGCATCACGGAGAGCAGCAACAGAGCCACGAGCGAAGCGGCTCAGTACATCTACGCCCAGAACGTCATCATGCCACGGCTCAACCGCCGGGAAGAAGCCATCAATACACAGATTTTGCCGTTCTATGGCAATGATCTTGTATGGCATTTTGATGATGTGGTCCCGCGCTCGCAGGAGTTCGACAAGGCCAAAGGCATTGACGGCTGGAATGCCGGGCTTTTGACCAAGGATGAAGCCCGCGAACTGCTGGGCATGGAACCCTGCAAGACCGGCGGCGACTGCTTCAAGATTACCATTTCCGATATGTTCATCGGCTCCAACGATGACCCGGCGGAAGTGACGACCGACCTGATGCAGGAAAGCACAGAGGAAGTTGAGGTCACGGACGATGAAGATACCGGCGGGATGCTGTCTATGAGTGACCGCCGGGAGCATGAAGAAAAATCCCGCACGCAGAACATCGGTAATCTGCTGGCGGCCGCCCAGAAAGCCCAGAGAGCTAAGTTTGAAGTTGCCACGATGAAGTTCTTCCGGCAACAGCAAAAACGGCTCTCCGGCTCTCTGAGCGGCACTGAGAAAGCAGACTGGAGCGTGTGGGATGTCCTGATGCCCTACATCACGGAAAACCATGTGGAAGACAGCGCCGCGTGGTCTGCCCTCGGTGAGCAGGAGCAGAAAAATCTTGTGGAGCAGTTCATTGGTGGCCTTGTCAACTGGCCGTCCGAAGAAACGGCAATGGAAGAAATCTTCAAGCCGCTTTGGAAGCAGACCTATGATGAGGGTACCCGGATTGCAAAACAGGCCTACAATATCCGCGGTGTTGACCGCCCGGAACTGCTCAGTCAGGCAAAGCTCCGCGGCGGGCAGCGTGTCCGTCATGTGACACAGACCACCAAGGAAAATATCTCCCGCATCGTGGCCAACGGCATTGAAGCGGGTATTGGCCGTGAAAAGATGGCGGATGAGATTTTGCAGGAATATGAGATCCAGACCCGGAGCAGGGCGCGGCTCATTGCAGATCAGGAAACCGTGATGACGCTGGAGACCGGCCACTATGACATGATGCAGAAAAGCGGTGCCACCACGAAAACGTGGCATCACCGCCCGCAGAAGAACCCTCGTGATGGTTCCGATGGCGGTCCGAACCATGTCAAGATGGACGGAGAGACCGTGCCGATTGATGCCCGGTTCTCCAATGGCCTGCGGTATCCCTGCGACCCGGAGGGGCCTGCACGCGAAACTATCAAATGCAGGTGCTATGTCACCTACAACAGATAAAGGAGGGCGTGAGAGTGGTATTCACGCGAGAAGATGCAGCTCGTGCTGCACAGAACATCGGCATTGACTTCAAAAAGGAAGCATTCCAGCTGGAAGACCTGCTGAACGGCATGAACACAGAGCTTGCCCGGCACGGTACCAAGGCGGGAACGGCCGATGTTACACACGATGACCCCACTATGACGGCGAAGCTGGCAGTTGCAAATCTGCGGGTATCGCCGTCTTATTATTCCCAGCGCGTGGGGAAAAGCGCATGGGAACGCTCCCTTGCACGGGGAGTAAAGCACAAGGGCGCAAAGACCGAGTATAAAACCGTGAAGTTTGAACTGGAGGGCTTTGACGATAAAGAGGGCACATTCTCCGGCTATGGTGCTGTGTTCTCCAATATCGACAGCGGCGGCGACATTATTGAGCCGGGTGCCTTCACGAAGACCATCGCCGAGGGCATCGGACGAGTGAAAATCCTGTCCGGGCATAACGATAGTCTGCTGCCGATCGGCATTCCTACCGAACTCCGCGAGGATGCAAAAGGCCTTTTTATGAGCGCCAAAATCAGTGATACCACTCTCGGCAGGGATGTGAAGACGCTGATCCATGACGGCGTTCTGTGCGAACTCTCCATCGGCTATGACCCGGTTGTGTTTGACTACGATGAGAACGGCATCCGCCACCTCCGCGAAGTCAAGCTCTGGGAAATCAGCGTTGTCACATGGGCAATGAACGAACAGGCGGTCATTACGGACCACAAATCGGATGATGCGGCAACCCGCATCGAAGCAGAAGCACAGGCCATCGTTACCGAGGTAAAGGCTGGGCGCAAAATTTCTGCTTCCCGCATGAAGTCCCTCAAGGATGCCTGCACGTCCATGAAAGCCGCCACAAAGCTGCTGGATAAGATCATTTCGGAAGCGCAGGGTGACAACGGCAAGGGGCATCCCCCGGTAAGCGCACACAAGTCCGTGGAACGGAAATCCGCTCCGAAGAAAACTGTAGAAATTATTTTTTGACACAGGAGGAAAAATCAATGCGTCTGAAGAACAGAAAGAAGTCCGCAGCCGCCATCAAGTCTATGAAGGTGGGCACCGATGAGCTGAAAGACCTCATCAAGGGCGCCGTCAAGGAAGCTATGGGCGAGGAGGACGATACCGGCGATGATGGCAGTGATACTGCCGCCGCGCTGGATGGCATTACCGCAGAGGACATGGCCGATATTATCGAACAGGCCGTGGACAATGCCAACGAAAAGCGCAAGTCCCGCAAGGATGCCGGTGAGGAAGTCGGCGACCTGACGGCTGATGAAGTCATTCAGGAAGCCGCTGAGATCATCGATTCCATGACCGCAGATGAGGGTATGGACGATGATGAAGCCGATCCTGAGGGCAAGGATGACGATGAGGCTGACTCTGATGAAAAGGATGACGACGAAGCCGCTTCTGAGGATGATGCCAAGCGCCGCAAGTCCGCTGCGTTCCGCCGTCAGGTGAAGTCCGGCACCGCTCCTGCCCAGCGTAAGTACTCCAGCCTGTTCATGGGCGGCACCGCTTCCGCCAAGAAGCAGCAGAAGAGTGTGCCCCCGCTGGTGAACCTCGCCCGCGCCATCAAGTGTCTGGATGTCTTCGGCCGGCATGACCCGGAACGTGCCGAGTTTTACGCCAAGAAGTACTACAACGATACGTCCATGGCCCACGAGTTCAAGGCCATGTCTGCCACCAACCCGACCGCTGGCGGCTTCCTGATCCCGGAAGTCTATCTGGATGAGGTCATCGAACTGCTGTACAGCAAGACCGTCATCAAGGAGCTGGGCGCACGCACCATTCCGCTGGAAAACGGCAACCTGAACATCCCGCGCATGACCTCCGGCACCCGCGCTATGTGGGGCGGTGAGGGTCGCAAGATCGCTTCCACTCAGCCTGCATTCGGCAACCTGCGCCTGTCTGCAAAGCGTCTGGAAGCCATTGTGCCCCAGACCCGCGAACTGCTGATGAGCACCAAGTACAGTGCCGATGAACTGTTCGCCGCTGATCTGTCCCGCCGTATGCAGCTCGGCCTTGACTGGGGCGCTCTGTACGGCACCGGCGGCGAGTTCCAGCCCACCGGCATTGCCAACACCCCCGGCGTTGAGAAAATCGACGCAAAGAAGATGGATGCCCAGTATGCCGCAGACGGTAAGCTGACTGCCGATTTCCCGGTCTATGTGAAGTCGCTGGTTATGAGCAAGAACGTGGACGATCAGGCTCTGGGCTGGGCTTTCAACTCCTTTATGGAGGGCTATCTCAAGAACATCAAGACCACCACCGGCGACTACATCTACCGCGACGAGATGAACGCTGGTAACTTCCTCGGCATGCCGTACAAGGTTTCCAATCAGATCCCCACCGACAGCAAGACCGGCTGCACCGAAATGTTCTTCGGCAACTGGGCAGACCTGATGATCGGCGATCAGATGGGTCTGGAGACCTACACCACTCTGGACGGTACTTGGACGGATGAAAACGGTGTCCAGCACAACGCCTTTGAGGAAAATCTGACCGGCACCCGCGCGCTGATGTACGATGACATTGGCGTGCGCCATGTTGAGAGCTTCGCCTACGTCCACAATATCAAGGTTATCTGAGGAGGAAGACTGCTATGAAAAGAGCACTGTTTGATACCGTCACCGTCCTGCCGTTTGCCAGCGGCAATGTGGTTGACCGCACCGGCTATGAGAGCGCCGTGCTGGCTGTTACTGTGGAAGCATCCCAGACGGCCACCATCAAGGTCGAAACCGCCGACAGCACCGCCGGTCCGTATGAGCCGGTCAAGGACAGCCGCATCTTCGTTGACAACCCGGTCAATGAGGATGGCGAGGCCGTCATCGAGAACGAAGCCGAAGCTCAGGCTGTGGCGAACCTCGACATTGACCTGATTGGCTGCAAGTCCTGCGTCAAGATCACCGCCACCAACGGCACTATCGGTGCGTTAGCGCTGGGTGATGCCACCAACTGCCCGGTCAAGGAAAGTATCTGATGGAGGGCTGCATGATGGCGAGAATGTTCAAACCGCCCAAGTCCGCCCCGCGCCCTGCTGAGAACAAAGCAGTTCATGCAAAGGAGCGGAAGACCGCCGCAACCCCGCCTGCGGCTTCGCAGGAAGCCCCGGAAAAGGGCGCTCAGTAAATTCCCCCTCTGATGGGGAAAGCCTGTCAGAGGGCTTTTATTTGGAGGTGTCGTGTTGGCCGTAACACTGAGAGAAAATGCCCTCACCACTCTGGATGCCCTGAAAACCTCGCTCGGCATCGACCCGGCGGAAGAAGATGCACAGCGGGATGCAACCCTTGTGCAGCTTATCAATGCGGCATCTGCGTGGCTGGAAACTCAGCTGGGAAGAAAGCTTGGGAAAAGCACCTACCGGCAAAGATATTGCGGTACTGGAACACAGCAGTTATCGCTGGAGCAGTACCCCATTGTCAGCGTAGAACGTATCACGGACACGTTCACCGGGGAAACTATTACGGACTTCGATTTCAACGAAACCGGCGAAATCGGAGTTCTGTTCCGTGAAGATGGATGGACATACCGCGGGCACATCGGCGGGCTGGCCTATGACTACATTGCCCCCAGAAAATATCTGGAGGTGCAGTATGTGGCCGGGTATATTCTGCCGAAAGATGCCACCGAAGACCATCCGGCCACGCTCCCGGCAGATCTGGAAGCCATTGTTTGGTACATGATCGCCCAGCAGTGGGCCATCATTGAAAATGATGCCGCCGGGCTGTCGGCGTTCTCTATCTCCGATGTGAGCTGGACTTTCGATAAGAATATCAGCGAAACATGGCAGTCCGTGATTTCAAAGTATCAGCGGTGGTAACATGAAAATCCTTAAAGATGGATTTCGCGCAGATATGGAGCGCATCAAGCGGGAACTGACAGCGCTGCAAGGCGTGAGTATTCATGTGGGTATTCTGGGAGACGCGGGAAGCGACATCCTGATGATTGCCGGTGTGCATGAATATGGAGCGACGATCAGTGCGAAGAATGTCAAGCATCTGGCTATTCCGTTAAATATGGAAGCAAAGAATGCTGGCAGTCCCCGCAAATTCAATGACCTGCGGTTTATTCCCATTTCTCCTGGCTATGGCTTTTTGGTACGCGACAGAAAGCATCCCCAGAAAGCCCCCGGCAGGAAGAAGCAGGAAAAACATGATGCAAAAAAGCATCCGAGCGGCGGCGAAGAAGACCCGCGCCCGAATGAGGACTACGAGTGGATGTATATGCTGGTGGACAGTGTGACCATCCCAGAACGCAGTTTCATTCGAGCGAGCTTCGACACCGGCAAGGCCACGCTGGAAAATATCTGCAAAGAAGCTGTGGACGGCATCATTTTGAAAAAATGGACGGCTAAGGAGGCGGCAGACTATATCGGGAAGTGGGCGGTCGAAATGACCCACGACTACTTCAACACGAAGCTGTCACCACCAAAGTCTGCCACAACGCAGTTGACCAGCACCCAGTATCAGCCCCTGTTTGATACCGGGCGGCTGTACAACAGCATTTCGTACAGCGTGGAGGGTATCTGATTTATGAGAAAATGGAAAGGGCCGCAGATCCCGCGAAGCCTGCTGCACAGTATGTACGAGGTGCATACCGAGGGCGGCGGCTATGATAAGGAGCAGGGCGGACAGTGGAAGCCGGGAACAACGGTCGAAACTGCGTTTCAGGGCGTTGTGATGCCGCTGAACAATGAGGATTTGCAGTACATTGACAGCGGAAGCTATACGCTCAATGCTCAGAAAGTCTATACGAATGGGCATACCCTGCAGGTGGGCGCTCAGTTCCGGGATGGGTTTGACGGCCAGATCTATACGGTCAAGCAGGAGCTGACCCACGGCCCTGTGCATTCGATGAAGCGCTACATGGTTGAGAAGAAAGGGGAGAGCAACCCGAAATGAATTTCAGGGAACTGCGGAACCGTCTGATCTCAAGCCTGTGGGATTACATTGGATGCCCGGTCATTCTGTCAAATCAGGTTCAGCCGGAAGCTGAGCCGCCGTTCTGCATCTATACGGTAACTGTACCGTATATCCCGGACGGCGGCATGGGTGACTATGAGATTGCCGATGTTGCCGAGGGTGTGAAAATCTCTCGGATGGAAATGCCATCGGCTACATTCTCATTCACCTTTTGCAGCCAGAACCGCACTGCGGAGAATGGCTCTGCGGTGAACGGTGAAGATGAAGCGTGGGCGGTCGCTGATAAGGCTATCAGCTATTTTAAGCACGCAGGGCAGGATGATTTCCTTGCACTGGGCGTGGCGGTGGTTGATGTGGGCCAGGCACAGGACCGCACAACGCTTCTTGTGGACGAAGCCGCCCGGCGGGTCGGCTTTGATGTGCAGATTCGGTATACCCGCATCGATGAGCGCGAAACCGCGTCCATCGAAAAAATCAAAATTTAAGGAAAGGACTGAATTGGATGAAAGATATTCAGGTTTTTACCGCGCTTGATGCAAAAACCGTGGCGGCGGAAAAGCTGGACATCCTGCTGCTCTCGACCGAGGGCGCGGCTGACATGGCGATCTACAATGACCTTGAAAAGCTCAAGGCGGCATTTCCGGGGAAAAAGGTCGCGGCCATGGCGGACAAGATGTTCAATCAGGATAACACCCTTGCAGACACGCTTATCCGCAAGGTGCGTGTGGCTGGCATCGAAAATCCTCAGAATGTGGGCGGCACTGCGTCCCGCATTGAAATTGCATTCGGCGAAAATATGCCGACCGAAACGCTGGAAGCAAGCACTGCCTACTATGCCAAAATCGGCGGCAAGACTGTGGTGGAGATCACCACCAGCGAGGAAGTGCCGGTGGACTGCACCGGGCTGGCAAAGCTGTTCGCAGGAACGTCCTTTGAGGAAGATGGTGTGAAGTTCACCGCTGCGGTGGACGACAATACCGTGACCTACACCAGTACCACCCGCACGGCTGTTTCTGGCTATGCGGAGAGCATCAGCCTGTACAAGGATGCAGACTGCTTCGAGGATATGGGCCTGAGCGGCGCTGTCGTGTCGGTTTCCGTAGGTAAGGCGGATACCACTAAGGCCGAAAACCTCATTGCCGCCATCGAAGACCTGCGCGACCACAACGATGACTGGTATTTCATTCTGACCGACGTTACCGACCCGGTCTGCGTGACTGCCCTGTGCAAGTGGGCGGAAAGCACGGAGCCCACGGAAGCAGCGCTGGGTGCCGGTGTGGAAGATCACCGCAAGTTCTACTTCGGCCAGACCAACGACAAGGAATATGTCAACGAGTATGGTCGCAGCGTTGTTACCTATGCTGATAATCTGGCCGAGTGGGCGGATGCAGCATGGGTCGGCAGTGTCGGTCCGTTCTGGCCGGAGAGCGTCACATGGAAGTGGAAAGTGCCGGACGGCGTGAGCGTTGCGGACCTCCGCGACAGTGAGCGCGACCTGCTGGAGGAGAACCGCGTCAATTTTATGACAGCGGAGTATAAGCACGAGTACATGAAGAACGGCATCTGCGGTGATGGGAATTTCATCGACAATGTGTTGGGCGCTGACTACATCACCCATCAGATCCGCGAAAATCTGTATGAGATTTTCATTGCCAACAAGAAGATTGCCTACACGGATGACGGTTTCGCACTGGTTGCGGCCGGCGTGTTCGCGGCACTCAACCGGGCTGTGGAACTGCACATTATCGCAACTGACCCGGAGGATGACACCGGTGTGTACACGGTTGTGATCCCCAAGCGGGCAGATGCGACCGATGAGCAGGCCCGCAACCGCCAGATGCCCGACATCAAGTGGAGTGCCCAGCTGGAGGGCGCTGTCCACAGCGTCAAGGTCAACGGCACCCTGCGCGTCACCCTGAATGGCTAAGAAAG